GCCACCTTGAGGAAGCGCTCCAGAAGATCCCCAAGGCATTGATCCTTGGTAACCTTGGGCAACTGGCATCTGCTGAACGTTAGGATCTGCATATTCAACAACAGATCCACCGTCTGCATAACCTCGCAGACCCGCTCCAGCACCTTGCATCATCATGCGCTCACGATCTGTAGGGTTAACACTTCCACCGTCCGCATATCCTTGCATAGCCTGCAATCCTTGGCCTTGTAGCTGTGGCATTGGTTGGGCGGCATAAGGATCATTGTTGTATGGATCTTGATTTACAGGGCCACCATCAGCCATCCTAACGTACCCACCCCTTGCAGCTGCAGGAACGGGCGTATACATAGGATCGCTCAAGAACTTAAACTCTCCACCGCCTGACTCAGCGTATTTGTTAAGGTCGTCACCATACTGGTTGCGTGACTGGCTCATGGCGTACTGATCTAACGGCTGATCAAATGTTGCGTTATATCTGGAAAGGTCTGGTGCTCCAGATGGCGCTCCAGATGGTGCTCCACCAGTTTCGCCAAATGCACCCAGCTTGTCTAAAGCTAGAATTCCAAGACCAGACTTGATTGGATTATCCATAACCCACTTGGCGCCATCCCATAGCATATTGCCGGATGTCGCCCCTGCCTCTCCAGATGCACCCTTTGTTGTGGCGCTTGATATATCTCCTATAGCAGCCGCCCCATCTGCCCCATAGCTTCTCTCTACAATTGAAGCTGGGACTTCTTGCGTCATGCTCATCATTTCTTTTACTGTCATCGGCGGATTCGCAGCCCCCTCTGCAGCAGCCCCCTCTGCAGCAGCTGTGTTGGCTGATCTTGCAACATTCGTTACTGGGACAGATTCAATAGTCGCAACCGAAGGAAGTGACAGAGATGGGTCTGCTGACAATGATGCGGTTCTGCTATTCCTACCAACTTCTGCGCCAACATCCCTTCCAGCGTTTTTAAAAGCTGCTGTGGATGTGTCAAATGCTGCGCCAAGATCAGATGCTGCTGGAGCGCCAATCTCTAGGTTCTTAATAAAGGTTCCTGTTTTTGGATTTATTGTGCTGCCAAGATCTCCATAGAGAGAGTTTGCGAGGGGATTAGTGACTCCGGGTTTAGCAACTTGCCCAAGATCCCCCCAAAGAGCCTTTTCTGAAGCAGTCATTGTCTTTCCTACAGTGCTGCCAAATGCTTTACCAGCAAGTGCGCCACCAGCATAACCAGTAGCGCCAGCTATCACACCAGACTTCAATGCATCCCCAAACTTCTCGCCCTCTGCCAAGCCTACGCCAGCATTCATCACGCCAGACATTACGGAGCCAGCAATTGGGCCTACGCCGGGGATAAAGTACGGAGCTACTGTTGCAATAAACCTGATTGGATCATCAGCAATCGGCTTTATCACGTCCTTATAGATGTGTTTGCCTGCATCCTCAAACCCATGAGCTAGGCTGTTGTCTATATGACCAAAGTCACCCTTAACTACGTCCTTAACTACGTTAACAACCGTCTTAACAACATCCTTTACCAAATGAACAATAACTGCCATTTTATTCTCCCTGTACTGGTGTTCTTGGCCCTAGAATCAGGGTTCCAATAAATTGCCCATCGTCAGACTCTCCGATTTGATATCCCATATTCGGGCGCGGGGGGTTCTTGGCAAGTATCGTGAATAGGTTAATAAGCGACTGATCCTTGAACTGAGTTCTGAGCGCCCAGTATCCTGAATTGTATGCGTCAACTATCCACTTTCTGGAGTTCTCAATATAGTTCTGAGGGGTGTCTGCATTTATTGCACGGAATATTCCTGTGCCGGGGACTTCTTCAGATCCGTGAACTATAAATATGGTGTTCCCATATCTAAAGAACTTTGAGTCTGGCATCTGGGCCTCTCTGACAAATGCGGCCAGAACCAACTCCATTGGAACCCCCTCATTTGCCATCTCTGCCGCAATCCGCATTAGATCCTCCACCACCAGCATCTGCTTTTTACTATCGACTAACATAATTTAGACCCTCGTATCGAATATCGATGCTGCATAAATATTGCCCATTCCAGATGCTAAGCTTAATAGCAAGCCATCAGGGACACCAGACTCTTTCGACAAGAAAATATCGTCATCTTCCGTTCTATTTTTAATAGCTGGAATGATCCCCTTCTTGATGTCGTCAAGAATTAATCCTGTTTCAACCAAACTACTCGCGGCCAATGTATGCCCAATATGCTGCTTATATGATGTTGCTATGAAATCATCGAGGACTGTTGTGAGGGCGTTCCTCTCGGCCTTGTTATTGGTAAGCGTTCCAGTTCCATGCGTCTTCACCAGCTTAATGTCTTTTGCCTTCTTCTTGGCGAACTCAAGAGCCCCTGTAATAGCCCTCTGGTATCCCTGACCATCCTCTCTCTGTCCAATTGGGTTGGGGTTCTGCTCTGCCGAAATGTATGCGCTAAGAAGCTCAGCCTTTGGCTGAACAGCGTTCTTATTAACAGCGGTCTCGGTCTCAAATATCATAATCCCTGCCCCATGACCCAGAATAAACCCACAGTTCTTGCTATCAAATGCAGATGGAATTCCGCCCTGATCTTCAGATGTTGACAGTAACGATGCCTTCATCTGGCCGAAGTACTCTAGCGTTTGCTTAGAAGACTGATCCTCTGCTCCAACTATAATCACTCTATCGAACCCCAAGTTATCCATGAGGTTCTTCGCATCCATCATGCACTTAATCCCTGACGCACATGCACTGGCATCAGTCGTTACATAATCATATGCCTCAAACATAGCCGCCAGTCTTCCAGCGTATACGTTGGTCATTGTCAACATTCCAAGCTTGTAAACATAATCAAGCTCAGTCTGAACCTCTTTGTTCTTTGACTTGCCGCCAGCCCATCCCTGTGACCCTGCCGCCAATAAGAATGCGGTCTTACCGTCCACCGGGTTGTCCTTCACATAATCAACAATCTCTTTTACAACTACCTTGTTCACCAGCTCATGCGGAACATAAGACAGGCCGGACTGAACCCTTGAGAATACCTCTGGTATCCAATGCATCCTCTGTGGATAAGTGATATTTTCTATTAACCTTGTCTCTGTTGTGCAGACCGTTTTGTATTGAGTTAAGTATGTTTTCATACTAAAGCTTAATACTCGCAATCGCCTCGTCTATCGTCTTCTGGTCGCTTGTCGCATTGGCCTCATACATCTCAAAGAACTGCCGAGGCGTTGCTGGCATCAATGTCTTTGAAACCCCTTCTGAGACACCATATATCTCTGAAAAGTAAATGCTAAGCATGATCGCATCAAGGCTATCTATTCCTAGATCGCCAAGCATTTCATCCAGCGTACTTGACTGTGAATCTTCTCTACTTGCGGGTTTTGCAGCTTTCACGATTTTGTTGAAAAGCTCTAACTTATCCACAACTTTCTCCCTATGTCATAACTTGCGCGAATCGACTGGCCCATTCTCGCCAATCGGTAAAGCCCTTTGGATCGGGCGGGTTTTTCTGGCTAATTCCCGGCATTGTGCAAAAGACAACAGCCCATTCTTGCCATTTACTCTCATCTTCCAACTTCTCAATCGCTCCATAAACATTCAGATCGAGTGCGACCTGATCAGTCCAATCGAGCAATCCTATTATAACTGGTAGTGTGATCAATTTGTATTTGTAGCGCCCAATACAGTTCCATCAGCCTCTTCCATATGGGCAATTATCTGACCCATCTGATAGTCACCATTTACGGTGTTGGAGCTGAACCTGAACCTCATCTCTCTTCTAATGTCCTTGAAGTATACAACCTGATCATATGGCGTAGCTGGATTATCTGAGAACGTCCTGATCTCTGACGGAATCTCTGCAGATCTAGCATTAGAGCGGCCAGTAACAGACACGCTCATGTCACCAGACTGGACAAAGTCAGGCTCCAGCAGGTCACATCTCAACGACTTGGCATGGCCCTGAGTTACAAGGGCACTCATGTCTGAAGTCTCAAAGTATGACTCGATGGCGTTAAGGCGACTGATATCAATCTCGTTAACGCCAACCTCATGCTGCCAGCACTTAAAATTATCACCGAAATAGATAATCCGCACATCACCAGCTGGTGCGGTTGTGCGGATGTCGCTATTTGGGAGCTCTGTTATTCTGATGCCGGGATCAAGCCTAGATATGTTCTGTGCAGCGCCCATCAGGAATGGGGTGGCGTACTGAGTGGTGAACTCCCCAGCTGACCTGCCGCCATTTGGTAGAGCTGTGTCATACCAAGTGTTCTCACGCACATTATAGATAACAGCATGCGTACACTCTGTGGCCGCACCCCTTGGGTAGCACCACCATATCTCACCGTATCGCGTAACCTTGAAGGCAAATACCCGCTGAGCAGCTTCCCGGTTCAATCCATTGAAGAACCAGTTCAAGCTAAGATTATTCGGCAGATCCCGAACAACGCCATTGAACATGATGAACCTATCAGCGCCCACCCAGAAGTAAACGCCATCATATTCAATAACGGACGCAGCCGACAGGATAGAGCTCTGAGCACTGATCGTGTCGAACTGGAAGGTTTGTGTTCCGCCAACAAACGACCCCCTAACTACCGCATCCAGTGACCAGAATAGACCTGATGGTGCATTGCCGGGGCCACCTCGAAGTGGCAAGCCCCTGACTAGCTTCTGAGCTGCAATCCGGGCATTACCAGAACCCTCACCAGACATGTCTGCTGGGTTGCCGGGGGCTGACCACCCGATTGATCCATCTGCGCCAAATACTGTTAGATATGGGTGGAGTACGCATATCCCGCCAGAAGCATCCACACCCTCTGGGATAGCTAAGTCTATAAGGCGGTCGCCTGACCGAACATCACCATAAAATACTTGAGCTCCAGTGGTATTCGATAGGGCAGGATAGTTTGGCGCAACCTGTGCGATGATCTTGTTGCTTGGAACCAAGCTAATTGAGTCATACAGGACATCGAACTGCCACAGGTTGTTATCATTGAAGTTTAACGATGCCGGGGTACGATCCTCAGATCCGCCAGCATTTGCATTCTCATCCATCGTGATGCGCTGGACGTATGACGCGCTACCAGTATGCAAATAGGTATATCCATTCTGTGTGAATGTCTTTATCCCGCGACTTATCTCGGCAATATAGTCAGTTACATTGCGATACCCGCTCATCTTACGGGGCAGCCCACGCTGGAATCGAACCCACTGGCCGTCCACATAGTACTCGCCCTCAAATTTAGTCCCGTCCCGCTTGATCCCGGCAAGAGACTTAATGACTACTGGCGTTGTTGCCACCTAAAACACCCCACCATCAACTGGATCGATGCCTAGATTTATAAGGGCAGCAGCTGCAGTTACCGCCCCAGTTCCACCCTGACTAATTGACAGAGGCAGCGTAACCCCGAAAGTCTCAGCTGGCACTACTTGAGCGCCATTAGAATATAGGATCGCAGCCGCCCCTTGGGATATGAATTCGCCCCCAGCGGTTACAGTCTTAACTTCTAGGGTGAATGCGCCAGTTGTTGAGTTCGTTACCCAATACTGCTGAACTGTGTTTGGGACAACTACTACTCGGTTGCTGGTAAGTGCGCCAGTGAAGTTGTACGCGACTCGGTTAAGCTCTGCACCAGATAAGGTGTATACCCCAGATCCGGCAACATTTATGGTGGTGTAATCAAATGCAAAGGATGCCGACTGACCATAACCAAGGGAGAAGTAGTTCGTTCCATCGGTCATCACGATTGCCGAGTCAAGCGGCTGCAGGATCAGATTTAACTGCCCATCAATTGTGTTTGATCCAACTGGCTGGATCGTAACAATACCGCTACCAGCGTTCTTAAACTGAACGAACCAATTGTTACCAGCCAAGGATGCGAGCGGGAGGGAAAAGACTCCAACCCCACCAGTCCATAAGAATGTCATGGCCCGATCAGGAACGACAGCTGTATGGCTAACTGTATATGTAACGACTGGCATTGACTGGGATAGCAACGACCCCAGTGCAATGATTCCAGTACCCGCCAATGAAGATGCATTCGCTGTTGATATCGCAGCGCCATACTGGAATGTTCTCCACAACCCGCCAGCGGTAGTGTTATCTGTTAGGTAGATCTGCCATGTCGTACCCGGAGCAGCATCCAGAACCTGAACGCCAACAGAGTCAAAAACAGTGAAGTTGTACGCCCCAATGTTATTGAATAATATCGTCTGGCCGTTTGACGCATCTAGCGCCGATGGCAACCAGAGCTGCCTACTCGCTGCGTCTTGAGTTATATCCATTACCCCGGCGATAAGGTTATCCCCGGTAGATGCCTCAACAGGCCAGTTAAAGTAGGTGATAGGCTGGGTTAGGTTAACCTCAACATAAGAGAACTCTGCCGATGCAATATTTGAACCGCCAAAGATATTTGTATATACAGTCATAATTAAGCCTCGTCCCGAGCTGCTGATCTATCAAAGATTTTCTTCGTGTCTTCTGTATCAAGTGCGGTTGCAGCCATCTGATAGAAGCTCATCCATGTCGGTATCCGCTCATCGTTCTTGAGATAAGGGGTGGCCTCCAAGAGAGTGCCGTACAACAACAAATTAGGTGCAAAGTTGGTTAGCCAGTTGGTCTGTACCTGATCATCCAGCAAGGCAGGCAGCTCGTAGTACAGGATCTCAATTGGATACGCCACATCAGGCGTTGGAACAACCAGCCAGTTGGTGTAGTTGTAGTCCGCATAGAACTCTGGCTGTGCAACGTCAGTCTGGTTGGGCCAGTAAGAGCGGCAGTACTCATATGACCTTGGGTAGATCATCGACCTCTGGTTGCCCTGTGGGTCGAGACCGATATTCATTGAGACAGTCTCTCTCCACCGATCAGGCTTTGGGATCACTGGAATATTTACCTGCAGGGTACTTGTTACAGCAACCAAGAACCCCTGAACCTTGATGTCCCTAGCGATCCTTCTCTCTGCTAGGTTGATCAGTCGGGGGATCTGTGCATAGACGAGTGGATCAGTTGCTGCTGATGCCCCCCGCTCAAGATAACTTCTGATGTCATCTTTGAGCGAGTTGAATGTCATTGCTTGTGGCATTACAGCTCCTTATGGGTGGATGACAGCTGCTTCACCAAATTCATCGATTCCGTCATTGATCACTGGGCTTGGAGCCATCTCCTTAACGGCCAATGAATTGATGAACTCTAAGAAATTGCCAGAATACTTTTTAACGCCAATATGGTTGCAGGTCATGGTCGGGTCGATGTACACCTTCCCACCAAGATCCGCCCACTTGCGACAGAAGATATTATCCTCGCTTATCAGCTCGCCATCTATGATCTTAATATCAAATACCAGCCTGCTGGTCTTGCCTTGGCTGGTATATTCGCTACTAATCTCCCAGATAGACTGAATGGCCTCTTTGGAGACCCGCAGGAAGCCTGTGCCGACTGATACAACCTCTATCAAGCCATTCTCCTCTACCTTCATGCCGCTATCTAGTATCTTTACGTTGAATGCGATCTCATCGCTCTTCTTAATTACCGTCCCGCCAACAACGTCAACAGGGTGATTGAGTAGCGTAAATATCCATTCTGGGTTCCACTCCTGATCGGCATCCATGAATATGATGTCATCACAGCCAGACTCTACTGCCATCTGGAACAGATCGTTCCGAGCTCTCTGCACCAGAGCGTCATAGCAGACCTGAATGGGGATGATCTCTATGTCAGGTGGGCACATCTTGATGGTGTTGACCAGTGAATGCAGGAACTCTGCATTTACCTTGCCATCGTAGCAGGGGGTTCCGAATAGGACTTTTCTCATGGATGACTTGCCTTGTATGCCTCGAACTTAGCATCTAGTTCTTTAATTGCGTTGATTAATGGGGTTATTAGTGCTGCATTTCCCAGCCGCTGCGTCCCATCCTCGTCAGTACTCCATAGGTCGCTGAATGTATCCACACCAGCCTTATCGAGCGCAGCCTTTACATTCTGCGCTATAAGACCATGCATTACTATCTCTGTATCCTTTACATTCTCTTCCTTGTACTGAGTAGTCAAATCCTCAGTGATTTCATTGGATGGCTTCCAGCGGAAGGTTACGGGCTCGAGCTCATTAATAAAATCAAGGCCAAGGGTATCTTTCCCGACAACGTTCTTGATACGCTCATCTGATGAGAATGTCCATACTGCACTTGCTGTGTACGGACATGAGATACGAGCAGTACCGTTACCTATGATTACAGAGTTATCCACACCCTGCGTAAAGTTACGACCAATTGCAATACGGCCAGTCGCAGCAGCAGCAAGGGTGATTGCGTCACCAAATACTTGGTTGCTGGAACCAGTAGTCAATAGCAGTCCAGTGTTGTAACCAGCAATGGTATTTGTTCCGCCAGATGTAAGGACTACGCCAGCATTCTGACCAATTGCTGTGTTATTAACACCAGTTGTGTTGGCAGTGAGTGCATTTACACCAACTGCTGTGTTCTGAATGCCAGTTGTATTGGAGAAGAGTGCGTTATATCCAACGGCTACGTTGTTAGTACCAATTGTGTTGGTTTGGAGTGCTTGATAGCCTAGAGCTGTATTCTGAACACCAGTTGTGTTGGCATTGAGTGCGGCAAATCCAACTGCTACGTTATTAATACCAATTGTGTTGGCACCGAGTGCGGCATTCCCAACTGCTACGTTACTAACACCAGTTGTGTTGTTCTGGAGTGCATTCTGACCAACTGCTATGTTGTTAGTGCCAATTGTGTTGGTAGTTAGGGCGTTAAATCCAACTGCAGTATTAGCAGTACCAGTTGTGTTGGCAACGAGTGCGCTACCTCCAACTGCTACGTTATTAGATCCAGCTGTGTTGGCATTGAGTGCGCTATTTCCAACTGCTGTGTTACTAGTACCACCTATGTTGCCGCCGAGTGCGTTATTGCCAACTGCTACGTTGCCAACACCAGTTATGTTGGATAAGAGTGCATTCCGACCCACCGCTGTGTTATTGACACCAGTTGTGTTGGATTGGAGTGCGCCACCTCCAACTGCTATGTTGTTAGTGCCAATTGTGTTGAAAGAGAGTGCACTCACACCCAACGCTGTGTTGCCAATACCAGTTGTGTTGGAAGAGAGTGCAAAAACACCAAGAGCCGTGTTATTAGCGCCAGTTGTGTTAGAAGCTAGGGTTTGGAAGCCAACTGCAGTGTTGCTGCTGCCAGTGTTGATTTGGAGTGCTTGTGAACCTACTGCTGTGTTCTGAGTACCTACTGTGTTGGCAGAGAGCGTGTTAGATCCAACTGCAGTGTTACTACTGCCAGTTGTGTTAACAATGAGTGCGGAATATCCAACTGCTGTGTTATTAGTACCAATTGTGTTAGCCCTTAGAGCTTGGGAACCAACTGCTGTTAAGTTAGATGCTGTGCTGTTTAGGAGTGCGGAATATCCAACTGCTGTGTTATTAGAATCAATTGTGTTGGCAACGAGTGTGCTCACACCAACTGCTGTGTTATTAACACCAGTTGTGTTGAGATTGAGTGCAGCATATCCAACTGCTACGTTACTACCGCCAATTGTATTGGAGAAGAGTGCGGACGCGCCAACGGCTGTATTTCGGATACCAGTTGTGTTGGCGTTGAGTGTGAAACCCCCTATTGCTACGTTATCAACACCAATTGTGTTAGCAGTTAGCGACAAAGAACCCAAGGCTACGTTCCTAACACCAGTTGTGTTGAGATTGAGTGCGGCATATCCAAGAGCTGTGTTATTAACACCAATTGTGTTGGATAAGAGTGCGTTGTTTCCAACCGCTGCGTTCTGAGTGCCAGTTGTGTTGGAGAAGAGTGCGCTATCGCCAACTGCTGTGTTGCTAGTACCAGTTGTATTGGCAGTTAGGGCGTTAAAGCCAATTGCCGTATTCTGGATACCAGTGGTGTTGTTCCTTAGAGCTTGGGAACCAATAGCTGTTAATTGGTCTACTGTGTTGTTTAGGAGTGCAGCCACACCTACTGCTGTGTTATTGACACCAGTTATGTTGACTTGGAGTGCGCTCGTACCTACTGCTACGTTACTAGAGCCAGTTGTGTTGGCAGCTAAGGCGGTATATCCAACTGCTGTGTTGTTAGTACCAATTGTGTTGAGTTGCATTGCGCCATATCCAACTGATGTATTCTGAGATCCAGTTGTATTGGTAGCGAGTGCGGCATTCCCAAGAGCTGTGTTATTAACACCAGTTGTGTTGAGATTGAGTGCGGCATTTCCAACTGCTGTGTTGGCAGCACCAATTGTGTTAGAAGCGAGTGCGGCATAGCCAACTGCTGTGTTATTGACACCAGTTGTGTTGGCATTTAGTGCGGAAACTCCAACCGCTGCGTTATTGGCACCAGTTGTGTTAAGAGCGAGTGCGCCATTTCCAACTGCTGTGTTGGCAGTGCCAATTGTGTTGACAGCGAGTGCAGAAACTCCAACTGCTGTATTCTGAGTACCAGTTGTGTTGGAAGTGAGTGCGGAAAGTCCAACTGCTACGTTGTTAGTACCAGTTGTGTTGGCATTGAGTGCGGTATTTCCAACTGCAGTGTTACTACTGCCAGTTGTGTTGTTAGCGAGTGCGCCCCGACCCATTGCTACGTTATCAACGCCAGTTGTGTTGGATAAGAGTGCGTTATATCCCACCGCTGTGTTATTGACACCAGTTGAGTTGGTAGAGAGTGCGCCACCTCCAACTGCTATATTCTGGACACCAGTTGAGTTGGATAAGAGTGCGCCACTTCCAACTGCTGTGTTACTAGTACCAGTTGTGTTGGCAGCTAAGGCGGTATATCCAACGGCTGTGTTGTTAGTACCAATTGTGTTAGCGAGGAGTGCGGTATACCCAAGAGCTGTATTCTGAACACCTGTTGTGTTAGCAGTTAGGGCGTTATATCCAACTGCTGTTGAGTTGTCTACTGTAGAAGCTGCGAGTGCACTACGACCAACTGCTACGTTACCAGAGCCAATGATGTTCGCTGCGAGTGTACTACGACCAACTGCTGTGTTCTGAATGCCAGTTGTATTGGAGAAGAGTGCGCTATCGCCAACTGCAGTGTTACTAATACCAGTTGTGTTGGAAGTGAGTGCGTTGTATCCAACTGCTGAGTTATTAGTACCAGTTGTGTTGTTTAGGAGTGTACTACGACCAACTGCTGTGTTCTGAGTACCAATTGTGTTGGTAGCGAGTGCATTTACACCAACTGCTGTGTTGTTAGTACCAGTTGTGTTGGCTTGGAGTGTGCTAGTTCCAACTGCTGTGTTCTGAGTGCCAGTTGTGTTGGCAGTTAGGGCAAGATAGCCAAGAGCTGTGTTAGCAGTACCAGCTGTGTTGGCCTTTAGAGCTTGGAAGCCAATGGCTGTTAAGCTATCTACTGTAGAGACGTTAAGTGCTTGCAAACCCACTGCTACGTTAAAGGAACCTGTTGTGTTGCCCCCGAGTGTGCCATTCCCAAGAGCCGTGTTCTGGATACCAGTTGTGTTGGAAGCGAGTGCGGCATTACCAACTGCTGTGTTGTTGAAACCAGTTGTGTTGGATTGGAGTGTGGCATATCCAAGAGCAGTGTTGTTAATGCCAGTTGTGTTGGAAGCGAGTGCGGCATTACCAACTGCTGTGTTATTAATACCAGTTGTGTTGAGATTGAGTGCGGCAGATCCAACGGCTGTGTTACTAACACCAGTTGCGTTGGTAGTGAGTGCGCCATATCCAAGAGCTGTGTTGTTAGTGCCAATTGTGTTTGAGTCGAGTGCAGTCGATCCTATAGCAATGTTGGTACTTACATTCCCGCCGCCCAATCCTATGCTTACTGTATTTATGCTCGCATCGCCGCCAGTAACTTCAAGCTTGAACGCGCCGCTAGGGGTGTTGCCAATCCCAACATTGCCACTCGGATCAATAACAAATGGGGTGACATCTGGATTTGCTGAGTCTTCTACAACAAATGAATTGCCCGCACCCGTATTTGTAATCCTGACACCACCGCCAGCACCAGTCTGTGTGATCGTTACGGCATTGTGCGTGGCATCGTTGACATTGATGACAACAGGGGTCTCAAAAAGTGGCCCACTCGCCACCAGAATAACGTTGCCAACACTATCAAGACTGTAGAGCTTGTTGTCTGTGACGTTGATCGCCAACTCGCCCTGAACCAATTGCCCTGCTGATGGGGCGATTCCGGGTGCTGCATTGTTCTTTGTGATAATTGTGACTGCCATTTTTAGGGCCTCAGTGGGGTGTCTGGTCGGGTGAACTTCAACGTTATAATTTCAGTCTGTCTTGCTGGCAACCGATACGGATCTAGGTCATCAAGATCCTTCTCGCACACCATCAGACCGGGGCTGTTTGGATCAGAGTACAGATCCTCGATTGACATCTTTATGCTGCAGCGGGCGCATAGCGCAATGCCGTATGTGGACTTCCCGGTTGGATCGAGGTATATGCTCATCGTGTGTACACTCCAATGTTAGGGGTGAAGTAGACGGGTGAATTATCTCTCTCTTCCTCTTCTGCCTCAAGCAATGACCTCTGAGCCTTCTGATCCAGCAATGCCGCCATGTTCGGATCAATCGCTGGCAACTGCTCAGCCATCTCCGCAGCCAGCAGGTACACGATTGCATCGTACCAACGCTGCGGCACTTCAATCTCTTGTGCGAGTGTACCAACGTCCATGATGTAACGCTTAACATAAGTCACGATCTGGGCTATCTCGAACGCGGCATTTGGAACGGGCCAGATATACAGGAACGGCTGATCTACCTGACGATCAAGCCAGAACTGTAGCGGTCTACCTTGGAATGTCTTGTTTGGGAGAGTTGAGTAGCTATCTCTATTGAGTCTAGCCATGACGATCTCATTCGGCGTATTGCCAAATAGAACGCTGCTTTGCGAGAGAACTCCAAGGGTTACCCTAACACGCCAGTATGTTGCGTTAACAGATCCATCGATGTCAGCCCATGTCCAAGCGCCTGCATTCAGGTTTGGATTCGCAATCGTCTCGATTGTAGTCCATGTCAGGCCGTCATTTGACCACTCGATTACGAATGGAGCCGATGCAGCACTCCACTGCACACCAATCGTGGTGACGATTGCGCCAGAAGCAACGAAGAGTGATGAGGTTGTTGCGGTTCCAGTAGCAACACCAGTTAGGTACTGCATCGTTCTCAGATTCGTATTGAGAAGATCCACCGTACCAACAGGTGCGGGGACTGATGCCATGTTCTCGTACATCGGCAGAATGACTTTATCGATACACCACAGCTGCAGACCCCTGTTCGCAAGGCGCGATAGGATTAGATATAGGGTCTCTTGGGCAACCTGCAGTTGTTCAGCGGCAACGCCCTCTGGTGGAAGGCGACACCTACGAAAAGCATGATCGATGACTTTTCGTGTGTTGAATGTTGTTTGGGATACTGTTCCAGATACGGCCACCGAGTCTGCTCCTGTTAGTTCGGAATGCCGATGCGGCAGACCCAGCGGTTATTGTTGAACTTATCTTGGGATTATTTTACCAAATTTTGGCAACTTAGAGTAGGAAGGAACAGCCTTTCCACCACGTTTCAGACCATTATGTGCTTGTGACGCTGGTTTGTCAGCATGCTTTTTGATCTCTTGATCAATTAGCTTCTTGTCAGCAGCCATGTCTTCAGCTGCAGATCCGCCATGGCCCATCTTCCGTGACTCAGACATAGCAATTGCAAGCGCCTGCTTTGGGTTCTTAACGACATTGCCGTCCTTGCCAGAGTGGAGAGCTCCCTTCTTGAACTCGGACATTACGAGCCCGACCTTCTTTTGAGCCTTGCCCTTTACAGGGCCACCAGCTGCACATCCCGCCTCTTCCCTCTCGGCCCGGATCATCTTAGCTGGAGCTCCAACCTTCTTCAAGAGTGAGATCTCACGAATGACCATACCATGCGGCTCGGCATCACCCTCTCTCTCAGCCATCTCATGCCTCAGAACATCACGAGGGGCATTGGCTCGCTCAAGGAAAGCGATCTCATCGCCACCCTTCTTAGCCTTGCCACCCCTAGCGTACCCCTTAACGTTCTGCTTTCCGGCGCTGCCCGTGTAACCATTCTCAGATCCAAAACTGAAGTCGCCGTACTTTAATGTCTTTCCCATGATCGTTCCTTAGATTAGGTTAAGCCCAGTTACCTACCGATGTATTGCCCGTAGTGTTTCCTACGGGCCACAAAATTATATGAGATGACGACAATGCAGTTCCGACAGTAGGGGCAACGGTGAACGCCATCAGGAAGTCAACAGTACCAGCAACAGAAACATCGAAGCTGCCCTTCATACGCAACACGAAGTTGCCAGCAATTGCACCAGATGCAGGTGTAATTGAGACCAGCGTACCGGGAGCTGCTGTTCTATTGTACATCATGGTTGGAGCGGTAGGAGTCGTGAACGCAGCGGCAAAGAATGACATCACGTTGTATTCATGCGCGGTTACTGTCGCCGTACCTCCGAGCGAATATTGAATTGCTTTTGCACTTACCGCAGTATTGTTGAATACTATGTCCAGCTCATATTCATACCGGGTGGTTGCCGCCAAAGCTGTCGACACCCCAAACATTGACTGGGCGGTTATAACGTTTGCAAGGGCTCTATCTGCACCGAGCTGGAACATGCTCTGAACAACTATCAATCCCCTAGCTGTACCAGCCGGGGTGAAGTATGCGGTGCTTACATCACGCTCAAGTGATCCGGCAACTGGAATAGTTAGCAGTGACCCAGCGGCAAGCCTCATTGCTGGAACAGTTAACGTCCCAGCAGCCACATCAACAAATGCAGCTGGGGCCGCAACTCCAGCACCAACCCTGCCCGTTGTCGCAATCAGGTTACCAGTTGTTGTTACGTTAACGCTTGCGGCAACCGTAGTTCCAATGCGAAGACGCTCAGCTGATACGCCAGCATTCATCGTCTTTAGGCTTAAATAAATATCCTCTAAGCTTAAAGTCGTGGTCTGTATAACAGATGAGATAGTAGATCCAACCTTGTTAACCCCAGCAGTTGTCTCTAACTCGAACTCTATGTTCGTTCCAAACCCTGCGGCTGGAACGTTGGCGGTATTGTGCGATAGGCGTAACGCTGATGACTCAACGTTCGTCACGATATCCGATGTAACTACCTGCAGGGTAGATTCTGGAGATGATGTATTAATCCCTACGCGGGCATTATGGAAAGCAGTCGCCGACTGAAGGCGCATGGTCTCCTGATTCTCCGATCCCCGCTGGAGAGATCCGAACGCCAAGTCAAACTCCTCTATGCCGGGAGCAACACTGGTAGATATCGCGGCGATAATGCCACCGATCTTGGTTGTGTTTGACTGAACCTCAGTCAAGAGCTCAATAGATGTACCGATGCCAGCTGCAGGAGTTCCGCTTGTCGTGTGCGTGAACCTTCCGGCAACCGTATTGCTGCTTTGGTTTGCATCCTCGATAGCGGCCTCAATTGTGGCCGTAGGCGTTAACGTTCCAACCCCAAGGCGCTTGGTTCCCATGAACCTAGCAGCTTCTGTCAGCGTACCAGAGGCCATAACATTAACCGCCAGACCAAATGACTCAACGCCAACACCATTTGCAGTAACGACTGAGTCTATTGCCCCGCCAACCTTAACCAGCGCAGCACTTGTCTCTGTTGAGAGCGCAAGTCTCGTCCCGATCCCAACAGCTGGCGATCCAGATGTTGAGTGCGTTGCGTTAAATACCTGAACAACTGAGTTGTTGTTCGCATCATCTGTGATCGTATCAATCGCACATGCAGGAGCAGCTGTGCCAATCCCAAGCCTCTTGGTAGAGGTTATGCGAGCTACCTCGGCAACAGTCCCTGCAACCATGTTCTGCACAACAAAGTCAGCCGCTTCAGCAGCTGCGGTGACCGAAGTAGAGACAGCTACAAGCTTTACCTGCTCAGTGACAATGCCTAGAAGAGCCGTCTCAGCAGAAAGGGTAAGGCTCCCGCCAATACCAACAGCAGGTACTCCAGATGTGGTGTGGGTTAGGGTGACAACGTTCGACACGCCAGCATTGTTGGCATCATTCACCACAAACGTTGGGACGGAGCTCGTGAACAGCTTGATCTGAGCTGCGGACAGCTTTACAGATCCGCCGCCCTGCACTGACTCAAACTGCTCTAATCCAGTGAGCGTTACTCCTGCTGGTAGTTCGGGGATTGTTATATAGGCCATATCAGATCCTTATGCAGCTATTATGTAAGAACCTGTCAACAAAGGCTCATATCTAACAAAGTGTCTCCATGTTCCAGTAGTTGACCCAACTCCAATCACTATCTTTAAAACCCCTGTCGGAAGCCTAACGCCACGAGATGCTGTGTTTAGCATTATTCCAGATGCACTCTGAATTGGAGCCTCTGCCAATGAAGATGCAGCCGCTATAGCAACAGAGTACCCAGCAGCGACATTAGCCAAGCTGGTAGAGGCATTGGAAAGTGCTAACGTTGATCCGAGAGCAGTGGTTGAGCTGAATTGCAAACTTGATGCAGTTGCTCCGTTCGCCGTCTGGCACTCAGACACAAGACTTGTAATCTGGACATCACCAAAAATTGTAAATATAGTGTCGCCAGATACCATTATCTTAGAAATGGTTGCTGCAGTATGATCAGAATCTTGAGGAGAGCCACTCAAAATTGGGTTTACGGTAACTCCCATTTTATACCCCCATGTAAACAGAAACAGAGCCGTCAGTCCCGGTTACCCCTGCAGTGTCGATATATACTCTGACATTCTCCCATACAGCATCTGTAGCGAATCCGTCTGATGTTACAGCAGTGCCAAGTGGTAGCGTCATTATCGCTAAATCAATCCAATTCGATGAATCATTTGATACCTGAATTTTAGCTGTTGCAGTACCAGTTGAGGCAGATGTAGATCCAACAATTTGAAAGGTGCGCTTTCCATACTGCGGAGGAGCAGTTGTTATCCTCCAAGTGTTCCCCACAAAAGGGGCCCCAGATACAATTGTTGTTGTTACAGCAGATGCTAATGTAACTGCCATTTCGATCTCCTAAAAAGAGGGGGAGTTGCCCCCCCCCCAATTATTATTTCTGAGCGTACACCACAGTGAAATTTATCACAGCTTGCGTGGTCAGGATGGTTCCATTGGGGTCAATCGTGCAATACACGACTGTGTTTGTACCAATGTTAGACATCGCCAACAACGTTGCTACGGTAGGAACTCCTGTTGAACGAACAGTAGTCCACATATCAACTGACGGTATGTATTGAGCTCCGCCTGCCGCAGTACCAACGGTACATGGCAATGTCGTAGCAGTACCAGCACCTTCAACCTGAAGCACGGTCTTATCGATATAGACATCGATAATTTGTGATCCAGATGGAAGTGTCAGTGTACCAGTAGAGGGCAAGCCAGTTGCCAAGCTTGTTACTGGGACAACTTGAGATACTACAACATAGCCGCCATCAGTGCTTTGGGTAAGCGTTCCAGAACCTGTCATCAGCGTAGAGCCAATGTAAGTCGTTGCTAAGCCAGCCATATTCCTTCTCCTTTGTAGGAGCCGAGAGCTTTCGCCCTCGGCAAGTTAGATTAAAGACCCGCTGTACCGTAAACGGTACGGGGATCAGTCCAACCCGGAATATAACGCTCAGTTGCCTTGTAGCGCATGGAGTCTGTTTCAAAGTCTCCTTCCATGCTCTTCTCAAGGCTACGGCGCATCATCAGCTGCAGGCCAACTTGTGCATCTGTCTTCACCCACCAAGCAGTGGTAGAGGTCAGACGAGACAGGTTAGCTTGTCCGCCAGACAACATGCCCATTGACTTGATCGGGTTGATGTCGTTGTTTGCGTTACCAGCCCGCAGAACAGACTTCAACAGGACTTCAGCTTGGAACACGTTTGAAGGGCTAACAACCAAACACTCAGGGGTCAGACGAATCCGTTTGCCGTTGTTGTCAACTGCGTTGCGGATCTGAATCAACATCTGTTCCAACGAGGTTTGTGACAGAGCTGCAGGGGTTGCCAGCACATTGCTGAACGTGCCGCTTGCTATCGGGTGCGAAGCACTTACTAGTGCAACGCCATCGCCACCTACATATGCACCGCCAGTGAATGAGCGGTTCAAGATGTTAGCGCACAATGTTTCTTTGGTTTCAATCAATGACTGAGCCAAGTGCTTGGCGTAGGTCTGACCGATAGAGATATGATCGCCATCCTCAACCAGAACTTTGGTCAGGGCAAATGCCAGACCGTAGACCTTGTAGACGTAACGAGCATTGAACAGAACTCCACCAGCCTGATATGTGACAGGCATGCCATCGGGCAACTCAGGAGCCGCGCCAAAGCCATAAAGAACTGGTTCTTCATGGTAGTTGCGTGGGATACCCTTGCGCTCGGTGAATACTTGCTTCCATTCGTCAGCACGTTGGTCATATATGCCATCAAACTCTTCATTTAGAATCGGCTCAACAATCGATCTAAAGTCTGTACTTCGCATTGGGACTGCCATGTTCTATCCCTCCTTAATAAGCAGCAATTGTAGCAACGTTCTGGTGTTTCGACAGCTCAACCTGAACGATTACATATGTATCACCCCATGCATTATCTGGGCCGGGGGTGATTCCGATAACTCTCATTGGTGCGTTGGTGGTCGTGGTTGACACGCCTAGAGTCGCTGTGCTCAGACCAGTGGTGGTCGAGCCTGAAGTGACTGCGGCAAAGTCAAACTGCTCACCAATGTTGCTAACAGCAATGGTTGCGTCTGTTTGGATTTCATAAACAATCATCGAATCAGAAGTCACATATGCAACAATGTTGGTTCCAACGTTGTTCGCTACCCATTTATTGGATACGCGACGACGACCGTCAGAATCTGTGAACTCAACACCCATGAATGTTCCGATGAGTGCGTCTGATGCTCCTGCTGGAACGACTTGTCCGGCTACAAGCTTGACTGGCTGATATTGCAGAATGGTGCTGGTGTAATTATCAGTCATGGTCAATGCCTGCGGACGAACGAACCCGCTTGAGTGGTACGCTGGACGTAGTCCAAATGGTGCGCTTGTACTTGACATATAACAATCCTCTTTTTAAAGGTCGGAAAAGCCCAGCTAGTCAGAAAATACTGCTTTGCCGGGAGCTTCGCGCAGGGCTTGCATACCGTCACCTTCAATTACTCGTCCACCTGAACGTTGAATCCCGTCTGATATTTGGTCAACCATAGATTGAAGCTTCTCATCTTCGCGCAATGGCGCATTGAAGTGAGCCTCTTCCATGTATGTGTTGTACAAACGCATAGGAATCTTAAATGCTAACATCTCGTTCACGCCAATCATTCCAGCATACTCGCCCGTCTTAACGGTTGCGTAGTCCCAGCCCGGTACATCACTAGGCTTTACTTGCTCGTATCCTAACCTCATACGAGCGTGGACTGTATCACGGGGATTGGTGGTTGTTAGCCAACAGGTGTGATAATCAGGTATCTTCGGCAGATCAGGCAGTGCGCTTTGAAAAAACTGCTGCCTGAACATTTCAATGCGATCATCATCGGATAACTCACGAGATTCTTTGGCCGAACGACTTAGTTCCGCCCTAGACTGACGTGCTGGATCCGCTGCTTTTTTTAGTCTCTCATCACTACTCATAGTACTCACTCCTTTATTTTCAGCGAGTTGCATTATTTTTGTCCCACTTCGCGTATTGCTTCAAATAGCGTTGCCGCGAAGCCGGATCATCCCATACACCAGCGTCAACCATAGCCTGTTTACGTTCTGGTGAAACATATACTTCATTGCGTGAACTCCTTGGGACATGTTCCCTACCTGATCCCATCGGTGGCCCGCGCCGTGCACCTTTTGATTCTACATTAAGTTCGGCTATTCGTTTATCTAATTCTTGCCAGTAGTCTAGCGACTGCGGGTTGTAACCCTCGCCAGATAACTCCTTATCAATCTCCAAGGCCATCTGCGACTTGGTATCACCAGAAGCAGGATCATACCATGGGTTAAGTTTAACCCAATCCTGCGCCAGTTGTGCGGGTGGCGGCTGCTGGAATGTCGGAGTGGGCTCATTAGCCTTGCGACTAATGGCATTCCTAGCTACATCAAGCTGCCTTGCTGTGGATATCGCATCATCACGAATCCGCATCGCCCTAGCAACATCCTCGCCATTACCCATCTCAACTGCCCGAGCGATGATATGCTCAGCCGCCTTGACCTCTTCAACAGACTCCCTGAACCGCTTGTCCATTGCAAAGTATTCTGTACTGCTGGATCGCTTCTCGACACTGCTGAGTCGGGTTGAGAGCTCCTCATTCTGCTTGCGGAGGAGCTGCATCTCGGCCTTGTCGCGCTCTATTGCTGCCTTTCGGCGGTGAGCTCGCTCGGTCTTCTCCTCACGTCTACGCTTCCTGATCCCGTCCCGGTCATCACCCTCTTCGGTGAGTCGTGCGTCTCCGTCATCGTCATCATCGGCACTATCAAGCTTGGTGTCAACTGCTACATACTCCTCGCCCTCTACCTCAGTGCCAGCCTTCTCGTCATCATCACTCAATACTTCTTCATTGCTCGCCATAATAAGCTCCTTTCAGCTATTAGATAAACGCACGAATCTTCGTGGGGTCTCCCGTAATTTTGCCGATAACGTCCAGATCATTGTAAATAACAAACTCGATCTCTTCTTCGCCAAACCTTACAGTCCATCGGTCACCGCCATACTTCGGTGTCCTAACATAATCGCCGATCTGACACCAAGCCCCTTCAGGCCACAGTTCCATCGTGTTGCGATTCTTAAACGCCAGTGATCCAACTCCGATCACCTTCGATACCTGAGTGTTGCTCGCTTCTGTCTTGCGAACATCTTCGGGAATGAAGATACCAGACTTGGTCTGAGCTCTTGCCCTGCGAATCTGAACCATTATGCGAGATCCGAGCGGCAAAATGCCCGGATCAACTTCTGGGAATGATTCGTCCGCCGTGGCGTGTGATAAGTCTATTGGTGTTTCGAGTAGCATATGCCTACCTCCTATGCTGATGGTTAAAGTTCTCTCTTGTCTTGGTCATTTAAGACCTTCTCTATCTTGAGCAGGGCGGTTTCTAGGCCAGCATAGAAGCCGACCTTCTTGCCATACTCAAAATCTATTTGCTTCCCATCAGAGGAGAACTTCATCGAATCATGAGCGATCCGATTTTGCTCCTCTTTGATCAGGAAGATTATCCTTGCAATCATTTACTAACGCGACCCTCGGTACGGCTTGATGGCATTGGCGTTGTCGTTACCTTCATCTTAGGCTTCATCGTTGCCTTGCCTGAAGGTTGTGCTGGGGTTGGCGATGGATCTTTGCCGCTGCCGAGTGATGTTGGATACCCTTTGCCCATTGCCATTAGTTTGTGCAGACTTATTGCTTCCATGTTTATCTCCTTTAAGGTAGTGGATTTGGATTGATGCCAGTGCCAGTTGAATAACCGATCTTCTCGCCACTCTCGACCTCGAGAGCTGCCAACTGCTTGGCGGTGTTGTTGTCTTCTGCGTTCATTCTCATGCGTGATTGTAACTCTACTTCCTGTCTATGGTCTTCACGATCTTGACGTAACTTCTCTTTATCCAGCTCAGCCTGCAGCTGCATGACCTTCTGTTGTAGCTCAACCTTGGTCGTCTCTTGATCCATAGCCATCTTGGCCTGATCAGCAGCAGCCTTAACCTGATCTGCTGCAGCCTTCCTGTCAACTTCCTTCTGAGCTGTGTCGATAGCTGGATCTGTCTGAGGCGGCGACAATGACTGAAGGGTCTCGATTGCCTTGTTGATGATGTCAGGTATTCCCTTCAGGGAGTCGTTGATCTCACCAATAACAGACTGGCTCGCAGCTGCCATCACCCTGTCGAATGCCTTCTTCTCTTCTTCTGTCGCCTTTACCTGAAGCTTTTCAATGGGTTGGCCTGCGGCCTCGGATGCAACGTCCACCATACGAGTGACATACCACAGAACCATGTGCTCCCTGATGTGCTCGAGCAATATAGGCACTGCGGTCGGTGCGGCCACCCGGCTAGATCCAAGTACTGGACTGGTCAGGAAGTCTAAGTGAACCTGCAGATGGGCCAGATGCTCTTGGTCAGGGTAGGCGGCAATCGGCCTGCTCATGGTCGCAGCGAGGTTCTCGTTCACCGCATTCATCTCGGCAACCTCTGGCACTGGGTTCAATAACGAATCGCCCTCTGGAACCTTCAGCTGTTTGAGCAGCAGCTCCTCGATCTTCCTAGCGTTGTACAGCTCTGGATGTGCATCAGCCCGCTGAACTACCGCCTGAATCTGCGCGAAACGCTGAGCATCGCTGTAGATATTCGGGTCAGAAACCGGGATAACATCCATCGGGCCCTCAAAGTCTTTCCTGTAAACCAGCAGCGAACCTGTATCATCATAAATCTCCTTCTCTTCCATGTAGAACTTGTTGATTCTAAACAGAACTTGTAACACGCGAGCCATGGCATCATGAACCCGAGCGTGTATCGAACTGAATACAATCATGCCCTGCTCGATCCGAGCCATCGTTGTTCCGACCGGGACATTGGCGCTATTGTCTGACAGATCCTCAAAGGTGGTTCTGACCACGCCCTTGCCTGCGTCAACCAGATAACCCAGCAGGCTGTACAGAACCTGTGATGGTGGATTGAACGGGAGCGGCATCATAACCTTGCGGATATCGTCCTGACTGAATGATCCCTCGATCTCGAGCACTTCGGTCGGGTCGATACGGTCTGACTGACCGCCAGCTCCGCCCTTGAGCTTCAGCATGCCGGGGAAGTTGTTGATGTGAGCCGAGTCAAGCAGCGCCCTCAATGCGCCAGTAGCAGCAGCTGACAACCCGCCAATCATATGCGTCAGGCCAATAGGATAAGCGCCACGCCATGGAACGAATGGGAACTCAATGATCCAGACCAGCTCTTCCATGAGCTCGTCGTCCTCTTCCCAGTTGCGGTAGATCGAGAGCACTGTCTGAGTCTGCTTGTCTATCGAGATGATGTACGGTGCAGTTCCCTCGGTATCGTCCTCGATGTCATAGAAGGCATTGATCTCGTAGATCGTCCTGAGTCCGTCCGTGTTGTATGCGTCCGCATCACGTCCCTCGATCTTGTCGTTGGCCCGCTCAGACTTCGATACCTCTGGGGTTGATGGGTTGGCTACCAAGACGATGTCGCGGTACATGCCAGACCGAACCCTGCGGTCGTACTCTAGCTTGGTGACATACTGGACATGGGTCTTGCGGTCAGCCGTATAGAAGTTGGTGGCCGAGAACGGCAGATAGATGTCATCTACCGAGATGAACTGTGGGCAAGGCTTCTTGCGCCGTGAGTCCCACGTCAGCTTCATGTACTGAACGCCGCCGAGCGGCATCTGTGTTGCCATCTGCTCGAGCTCTGACCTGAACTCAGGCATCTGCTTGGTGGTCTGCCAGTTCAGGAACTTCGACAGCCGCTCAGCCTTCTTGAACTTGGCCTCGGTCAGCTCACCCACAACGTTCTGACGGGCTGGCCCGCCGGGGGGCATGATCTCCTTCATGACCCGTGACGAGAAGTCCACGCATGCTTCGGTCAGCATTGGGTGAACTACCTTGCTCGCCCCGGTGAACGCTGCGCCGCCGGGAGCGTCATCGCCTAGACCAGTGCGGCGGATACCTTCTTCGTACTGTTCGTCCCGGCGCTTGCGGGCTTCCTTGTCTCGCTCGACTAGGTCACAGAGTGCGCTACCAATCGCAGCGAGCTCACCCTCGGGCAAGTCTTCCGCCAGATTGGCGTAGAACTCACTGTCGCCGGGGAGTGGCTTATTCGATAGCTTGACGATTGCACCGCCATCTTCGGTGTCCTCGACATCGCCCTCTTCTTCATCATCATCGACTGGCATCATCTCGCCGATCTGCTCTTCCATCGTGTCGTCTTGGTCGTTCATGTCTTTGGTAGCCATTTGATCCCCATCAAGCTGAGTAAGGGTTCACTGCCTTTGATGGCGGTGAACGGCGTTGTGCCTTGTCGTTGTCATCGGTCTTGCGTGTTACTGAAATCTGGTTCCTATCAGCCAGCAGCCTGAGTGCCTGCGTGGTTGAGTCAACATAGTCATCGTGCTTAATCGATCCCTCTCCGTAGAAGCTACAGACCTGAGTGATCAGTGGATCTGCCCAGCTCTTCGGCATGCCGTGCTTCTTCTCTGATTCTACAACCCACACATACTTGTGTGCAAACAGATGACTAACTGCATGAAGACGCTGCAGCTTGTCAGCCCGTCCGGGGTTATAAGGATACGCCAGTATGTCTTCTCTTGCCAGCATCTGTCGAAGACTGATACCAGAGCCCTTGTCCTCAATGACGAGCAGGTCAGGCTTGCGGCCACCGAACTGCGACTGCTTTGGCCCGAACATCGGAGCGATCATCGGCTTCGAGTCGTCATCACCATACCGAACCTGATACTCCTTCCTAACTCTCTCGATCAGAGCGGGCATTCCGAGCCGCTCCTCCCAGCAGTCCAGCAGCAGGAACGCTGGCTTCTTCTCGTGCCTGAATACGCCCCAGACTGAGCATGCTGTTGGATCAGGGTCGTGCGACTTCTTGTTAGTAGTCTGCTCGCTGAAGGCGGTGTCGAGCGACATCACGATGTACTCGAACGCTGGCAGCACCTTGTCGTGGGGCCAGAGCTCGAACCATTCTCGCTTGATGATGCCTGACTCTTCCGGGTTCAGCACCTCGGCATGGATCTCTTGCCGCCCGAGCTGCGTACCTTCGTACAGCAGGATCTGATCCTTGAAGCTTGGTGCTAGGTTGTCTATGTTCGAGTAGGTGCTGGCCCGTGTGCAGATCACGCTCTTCTTGCGCTTGACCAGATCCGCTATGAGTGGCTTGGGCTTGGGAGTGGTGGTGCAGAGGATCCTCGGCTTCGAGCCGAGTCTCATACCGAACTGGATCATGTCCCATGCGTCATCGAGATACTCCCAAGCCGCCAGCTCGTCACACCACCCGCCATGAAACTGTGGGCCCCGCAGGCGCTCTGGCTCCGATGCGGCGATCCCCTTAATGATCGTGCCATTCTTGAGCACAATCTCGTGCAGTGACTTTGAGTACGTCTCGATGATCTCCGGCGGACAGACGCTGATCAATCCGCTCTCGCCCTCGAAGCATACGTCCCGTATGTCCCCCGAGGTGGGGGCCGACACCAGCCACCGTGTGCCGGGTTGCGACCAGCCGTACCACCATATGGCTTCAGCCGCCGACCGAGTCTTGCCTGCACCACGGCCAGCGAGCAGCAGCCACACCGACCAGTCGCCTTCATCCGGCGGCGGGAGCTGGTGATCGAGCGATATCGACAGCCACTTAACTCGAGCCCTGATCGCAGCCCGGTAGGCTGGCGGTAACTTGCCTAGCTCCGGGCTGTTCTTAATCCTATCTGTGAACTCATCGATGACGCTACTTTGCATCTTTCTGCTTTATTGCCAGCAGATCCTTCATGAGCGTGTTAGCGAAGTCCAGAACTTCGACTTGTATAGGGCCCTGATCAACGCCAGTGACCTCCGTGCGTGATAACTTAGGCACATGGTACTCAATCATGTCTGTGTAGCACTGGAACGCTTTTAAAGGGCCTTCTGTCTCAGCGATAGCGTCCAACCAGATCTGCACTCGATGCGCGTTGCCATCCACGAACCGTGCGATAGCCTCTCTAGCGTTAGCTGTAGACTTGTTAACGACCCCTTTGGGTCGTCCGGGGCCTGCTCCTTGTATCTTGTGTTTTTTTAATGCCATGGTTCCATCACCTCGTGTGCGGGCAATCGTCTAGGAAAGTATGTGTACTGCCATATCTGGCGGCGACCATATCGCGTGACTCTGTTCTCAATCAGTTCACGAGTCAAGTACCTTTGCTTCACGAAGTGACTGAGCGCCATTGAGATCTCGCTCTGTTGCAGGTCTGGGAGACTATTACGAATATCCGTGAAGGTGACGATACCACTAGCGTGTGCGTCTAGTAGTGCCCTTATTTTTGATGCTGCATTCGCCATGGTCTGCTCCTGTTGTTGGGCGGATAATATATGATCTGATCATACATTACAATCATCATCTGCCATCTTGAGTTGCTGAGCGACCAGCTCATCGTATCCCTCTTTACCGCCGAAGAGTTTGTAGAACTCCTCCATGACAGCGGCATTCTCACCGAAGAGATGTCCTTCATCGTTATCGCCGAACTTCTCGTTACCGTTCATTTAAGCATCTCCCTTTGGAGCTTACGTTCCAGATAGTCTATGACTGCATTAGACAGGACGGCTTCATGTTCAAGTGTTTTGACTCTGCACTGTTCTGCTTCTAACTGTGTTTCAAGCTCCAGAACCTGTAGTGACTCGCTCGGTTTGTAGGAGCCTACTGGTCTTCCAACTTTCTTTGTAACTGTTTTCATGGTTTCATTTCCTTTTTGTATTTGATCATAGCATCGGCAATCTTGTATGCGGTGACTGCCCCCTTGTGACTTCTCTCTTCTTCACCTTCGCCCCACTTGTAGCCGTACTTAACTACTAATGCCATCATTGCCATTGCTGCTAGTTCGTCCCTGCTATCACTCATGTGCTCTCCTCGTAGTCCTCCAAAGCAGCCTTAGCATTATTGTATTCAACCTCCGCAGCATCCCTAGCATCATCAGCGGCATACCAAGCATCGCTAGCAGCCTTCATCGCCTTCACCAGTTCTTCTCTTGTCTCACTCATGTGTTCTCCTTGTCGTAAACCTGCAAAGCACCCTTGGCAATGAGCCAAATACGGTAAGCCTCAGCATCATATGCACGAGCAATGTCATTAGCATTCTCAATAGCATTAAAAACTTTCCTAGCAGCAATCGAAGCAGTTTTCGCCTCATCAAGTTTCTTCACCAGATCTTCTCTCGTTATCATTATTTGTTCTCCTTGTCGTAAGCCACTAAAGCGGCATGAGCAGCATCATAAGCATCACTAGCATCCTCCCTATTATCATCAGCAGCATAAAAAGAAGACGCAGCATCCTCAACCGCCTTCTCTAGTTCTTCTCTTGTACTCATGTGTTCTTATCCTCCCCCAACATTGTCAGACATAACTGAAAGAGCTAATGCCTCGCCTCGTGCTGCCGCCGCTTTCAATTCTGCTATTGCATATAACGTGTTTTCGGTATCGCTGCATCCGTCATCACCGATTCCCAGTGCCTCATCAATCGCAACAAGCGAGCGAATGGCATCTTCTAACATGTTCTTGTAGTAGTCAGTCATGTGTTCTCCTTATCGTAATTCTTCAAAGCCCTCCACGCAGCATCCAAAGCGCACCAAACTGCATCAGCAGCAGAATGAGTATTAACATTCCAAGCATCCCTAGCATCATCAAGCTTCTTCACCAGTTCTTCTCTCTTTGTCATTCTGATCCCTCCCAATGTTCACACTGGCATACATATCTACCAGCATTGTGCGATGAGTTCCTGAGAAACGAGTGCGGTGCATCTGGATGAGTTTTGCAATCGATGTAATCAGCAGCATTACCGTCATCAGATTCTTTGCACCAAGTATCGAACTCTTCTGTGTTCTCCTTAGTGTCAGTCCACTTCCATCCAATGAAAATGTAGGTCATCTTTTGGTGAAACCAATTTGGGCGTTTTGCCAAGCATATTCTCATGCCGTTCTTGCCACCAAGACTCCAATGTCCGGCATATACCGGGGTGTAGTCAATTGAGGTGAACGTGGTATGTTGTGTTGTGTCATTGTCACTCATGTGTTCTCCTTTAATCGAGTGGGGTAAGAAGCAAACTACAGCACCCTTCTCCACCAATCATTTTTTTGTTGTGTTCAAGATAACGGCGAATAATGTCCGCATCTTCAATCTCGTATCTTCTCTGTTCCATTGAGAGCAATGTAAAAACTACATTTAGAGGTCTTGAATACCCAGACATTAATATGTTGTTGAGTCTTAAAGCCATCTCCAAATCTCGCAGATTTCTTAGTTCGTCTTCTTCTTTGGCACTCATGACTCCGCCTTGAACTTATCTATCCTCTGATTACACGCAAAGCGCATTAGTATCCAGTCATAGCCACCCATCATGCGCTCACCAGTCTCGGCCTCATGGATAGTAAGCGGGCATATCTTGGTTAACAGACCCAGCTCTACTTGAGTAAGGCCAGCCGCCAGTCTAATCGCCTTAACTGCTTCAGGGGTTTGCATCGTGCTGCTCATGATCATTGGTTGAATTGAGTTTGCGCTCATTCTCCTCGAACTCATCGATGATATGTTTGTAGCTATCCAGCAGCTGCTCTTGTGTTTCCTTATTGGCGCGGGAGTACGACAGGACTGTACGGGCTACTGCCACTTGATATGAATCATTGATACTCATGTTACTTCTCCAAGAATAGTTTGATTGCAAGGTAACCAGCAGCCCCGAATGAGAACGATACGATGATATCAATCAGGACTGCATGCTTCAGGTAGAACTTAACTTTGTCGTTCACGATGGGTTATTTCTAGCGCGTGGGGCGCAGTTTACATCTATCACCACATCGGACATCTGGTTCGAGACTAGGCGCTTTGCATAGAAGGTCACTGCACGGAATCCATTGTCGTGACAGTCTGTGATTGCCTGAATGACTTCATTGCGTGACATGGGCCTGATTGTCTCCTCGAGTACTAGGGTCTGCCGTGAGGCTTCTGGCATATTTGCATGCCGGATGTTGGGGGGTGAGCTGCATGCCGCCAGTGATGCCAGTGATAGTGCCGCCACTACATAATATATGCTCTTCATTTTAATCTCCAAAGTTTAGGTTAGATACAATTATTATCAATTGATGATACGAGTGCTAGTGCGAGTACGATACAAAGTACAACGAGCCAAGGTGCTGCAGAAAATGGTTTGCTCATGCTGCCACCTCATCAAGATACTGCTGGTAGTTGCATTCGTTGGTTTCTTCGATCCACTGATCGACCATCTCATTGAAGTGCTCTTTGTGCATCCAGTTCCCTTCATTGAGTATCCGAAGGGAAGCCGCACCTATCTGAAAGTCTGTTGGCATAAACGAGTCGTATGATTTCATTTTGTATCTCCAGTAAAAATTAATATACAAAGAAATTTTCTACTACCTCATCACAGAAACCAAGTAGGTTATTAACCGCTTCATCCTTGGTACACCCGAAAGCTACTCGACCATTAGGCATTTCTGCAATCCAATCGTTGATGCCCAATTCAATCTGCTTATCTAATGAGAAGTCATTGGTGCAAGTATTTGCAATTTCGTAAACTTCGAAGTTATTCATTTGTTATCTCCAGAGAATCCTCCCCGAAGGGAGGAGGGTTGTTAGTATGAGTAGAATCCAAACTGACTGCATATTCCGACATAACCACCAACTGATGTTTTTCTATTTACAAGTTCGTTCATGTTCACCGCTCCGATCCATCTACCCCACGCTGCGTTGAATACGACTACATATTCTGCTTCACGTTTAGTTCTGTCGAAATGGTTTGCTGCCATTTGGGCCATTTTAGAAGTAGCCTTTTCTGCGGCAGCCTGAGTCTTGTAATTCTTGCATGGGGATTTGTTGGTAGCCCTGTACTCTTCTACTCGTGCGATCAAGGTATCGATTGTGTTCATTTGCATCTCCAGTTTTTGCTCTC